CACGCATCTGAAAATCTGGCCAGTTGATAAATCCAACATCATTCACGTTAAATTTGGACTTTTCGATAAACTCCCGTGTCGCACCCGGATGAATATTGATACGCGGTACGGCGATAATTTCCGCACCGGAGTCTTTGATTATTTTTTTGATGTTTTTAATTAGAATTTCTTGGGGCATTTCGTCCGCATCAACACCAAAAATGTAGTCACCGGTCGCCTTTTCGATATGAAACTGTGCGTTGGTATGAAATTGGTCAAAGGGTCTTTTGAAAACGTTGATACGTTCCTTGAAATGATCGAGGACGTGTTCAACTTTATCCGTCACGTTATTCGAATCAGCGACGACGTTGATCTCATCTTCTTCATCGATTGTTTTACTGAGAAAGTTCAAAAGTGAAAACAGTTCTCTCGATTCATTACACACTTGGATGGTATAGGTAAGCTTCATTCTACTGATTTAAAGATGGCATCCTTTAATCCAGTAAATGAAAGTATCAGACTTTATCACAAACTTTCTGGTCGAGAAGAGTGTGACGAAATGTTTTTCAGTGACTGGTGGTTTCGCGATGCACCTGAACGACACATTCGGTGAAAAAATGGATGTTACTTATACTCATGGAGAACAACCCGCCGGGTATGCGGCACTCGGGTGGTCATCCTATGAACACAATCCAAGTGTATGTTGTGTAACATCTGGATGTGGTGCGACGAATGCGATCACTCCATGTCTCATCGCGTACCAGGATAGCGTTCCAGTCTTTTTCATCAGTGGTCAAGTACACCGGGATGATAACATTCGTTCAAGGGGTGGTAAAATTAGGGGCTACTTCGGTTCAGATTGTGACATCATAGAGTCTGTGAAAGGTATGACGAAGTGTGCCATCGAACTCACCGATCCCAAAGATACCCTGAAAGTACTCCAAGAGTGTTACCACAATTTAACAAATGGTCGTCTGGGACCCGTATGGCTTTCTGTACCAGTTGATGTGCAGTCGATGGAAGTTCCAGAGACACCCGAAGAATGGAAGGTTCCACAAGAAGTCTCGATGACTTCGCTCTCACAAGAATTTATCGATGTTTGGTCGGCAGCAGAAAGACCAATCATTTTGGCTGGTAATGGTATCCACCTCTCGAAGACGAAAGAAAAGTTTAAAACGTTTTTGGAACATCACAAACTTCCATACGTTGTTAGTTTTTTTGGGAGTGACCTCGGTGATGATTACACGGGAAAGGTTGGTCTCATCGGGAATCGTGCAGGTAACTTTGCCATCCAGAACGCAGATCTCGTGTTGTGTTTGGGTTCCAGGATGTGTAAGAGTATCACGGGGTACAAGAGGGAACTCTTTGCTCGAGAGGCGAAAATTGTCTATCTTGATATAGATGAATCAGAATTTATTGAAGATAAGAAACTTGATATCAAACTTCAAATGAATCTCAAAACTTTTTTTGATTTGGAATTACCTTTACAACTACGTATCCATCCAGAGTGGATGAAGAGGAACCTAGAATGGAAAGAGTTATGGTCTGAAGAGATACCTGAAAGAAATGGGGAACTCGTGTGTCCTTATAGACACCTGAATACATTCTTCAAAGAAAAGCCTGGAAACTCCGTGGTGACCATGTCATCCGGTTCGATCTATTGTGTGGGTTGGCACATGTATCGTTACAAAGATGGTGATCGGTTCATCACGAGTGGTCATGGTGATATGGGGTATGAGGTAGCCTCGGCCATAGGAGCTTCTCTACATGGCAAGAGAACGTATGTCGTCGTCGGTGACGGATCCTTTCAGTACAACATACAAGACCTACAAACTCTTAAACATCACAATTTACCCGTGACGATTCTCATATTCAACAATGATGGATACGGTGCCATCAAAATTACACAAAACGCTGTGTTCAAACGAGAATATGGAACAAGTTCTAAAAGTGACCTGACATTCTGTAACATCGAGAAGGTGTCGAAAGCGTATGCTATTCCCTACCACCGAGTGGAAAGTGATGGGGATGTAAAGTACTTGAGTCACCAAGATGGACCCATGATAGTCGAGATTGTGTGTAATACACAGGGACGTTATCCACGCCTGTCAAATAAACCACTTCCCGACGGAACTTTTAAGAACATGCCCTACGAAGAAATGGCTCCATTTTTGGGCGATAGGTTCCTCGAAGATAATCTATTCGTGAAACGCGTTTAAAGGTGAACACTCATTCTTTACCAGATGCCATTCGTAGACAGAGATGGTCACCAGGCTAACGTGGAATACGAAGCAGAAGAACAGTTTCTAGTTAGGAAGTATATTCCCAAAGACGCAAAGGTTCTTGAATTAGGTGCGAGATATGGAACAGTCTCATGCGTTCTTTCAGAAGTTCTTGATGACCCGACACAGCATGTCGCAGTAGAACCAGATAGTTCTGTGATTGAAGCACTCACGAAAAATAGAGACACCAACGGAGGAAAGTTTCATATTTTTGAGGGGGTTGTTTCAGAGAAGGGGTACGAACTCGCCTTCATAGATCCCAAATTCGACCTCCATGAATATGGGACATATACGAAGGAAACTGATACACCTACGATTAAAAATATGACACTCAAAGATGTATCGACGACTTACGATATCAAGTTTGACTGTATCGTGGCTGATTGTGAGGGATTCTTCTGTGATTTTGTCGATGAAAATCGCGAGGCGATAAAAGCTATGCGTGTCATCATTTATGAACAGGATGGCATTCCATGGCCCACGTTTATGGAAAGGTACAAAACATTAGACGAGACGTTATCATCATTAGGATTTTCTAGAATCCATACTATACCACACCCAAAATATGAAAATAATCCCCACTTCCATAATGTATGGGTTAAAGAGTTGAACAAATAATTTTACAATGAAGTTTATAAACTATTGTAGATCCTGTAGTTCTAATACATGTACTACAAGACCTGCCATTTTAGCACCCTTTATGGTGGATAGAATATTCGGAATGAAACCAGAATCAACAACCTCTTTATATGGTGTACCGAATCAAATTAACTATTTCCCATGTAAAACCATGTCATGTAATACGTGTGGATTTGTGGGTGTGAACATAGTATTCGACGATGAAGAAATGTCCAATCTTTATCGGGGGTATAGAGGTGACGAATACAACAGGGTTAGGTTGTCTTATGAACCAACATACCAGAATGGTGTATTTGATGTACGTCACGCGTATGTAGATGAAGTTTCACAACCATTTATCGAGAAACACGTATCAAATGTTGAAACACTCATCGATTTCGGTGGATATGATGGACTTAATACACCCAAAGTTGGAACTCAAAGATACGTCTATGATATATGTGACATAAAATCAGAAGTTCCAATCACAGAGACGCTTTTCACTTGTGATCTCATTACATGTATGCACGTTCTCGAACACGTATCAGACCCGAATACAGTCATAGAAGAAATTAAGGGATCCGCAAAGTATTACTATTTTGAAGTGCCAAAGGAGGGTACCAAGGAGTTTTGGCATGAACATATCAACTGTTTCTCGATGGATAGTTTCTGTCATTTACTCTCGAGGCACTTTAAAATAGTAGCGAAAAAGGAGGATAAGTTTTTACATGTATTGTGTGAGAATCTCTGAGGAATAGAAATGGTGCTTATCCATATCTACAATTTTATTAAACACATCCCAAACCTGTTGCATAGTTAGATTTTCATGCTTCTCAATTACTTCAATCGCGTAATTGACATGCATCGACTTTAATCCAGAAAGGAGATAGGGTACACCAGACTCTTTGTACGACTGAATCCATTTATCCGTATAGAGGAGTGCTGGGAGTAACTTCCGATCTTCGAAGTGTGCGAGAACATATTCACTCCTCGCATTTCCAGATCCTCTCCCAAATCCACCGAATGTCACGTCCACTATATCCGCACCGTTGTAAAGTGCGTCAATAGCCTTGACTGAGGCATTCTTCAGGTTATCGTGTGCATGAAACCCAATCTTGCCGTCATAATACTTTTTAATATTCGTGAGAATCTGTCTCATCTTATAAATACCGAGATTTCCATACGTATCTGCGAGGTAGAAGTACTCGATTGGAGCGTCTTTGATAATTTCACACGTTTTTTCAATCTGTCCATCACTCATCTTATCGATACGACCAATGTTGATACTCACTTCATATCCAAGTTCCTTCAACTTTTTACACATATCAACCGTCTCATGAATAAGTTTGGTATCGAGTTTGGAATCATCTTTGTCTTTGCAGTGATACGCAATCAACACCCTCACCATAGAAATGTGGGATTCGGATTTTGGTACAAAGTCGTCGATCGTGAAAGTTCCCATCTGAGCCATAATCGCCAATCTACATTCAGGTGTGACCATGTCACCAAACGTCTCATCCACTAATGACTCTGGTGTGTAAAACCATGGACCATTCGTGTGCTCGTTTCGCCTGAATCCAATCTCACAATACTCAATCCCACAGTCCTTGGTAGCAGAATAACACGCTCGAGCCTGTTCCTTGCTAAAGTACCAATTGTTCATGTACCCACCATCTCGCATGGAACAGTCAAACAACTTCATTTTCTTGTTAGCTTATCTCTTCTTTATGTAACTCTCCCCCAACCCTGAAGTATCTTCAATTTCCCATGTGGCACCAAATTTCTCCGCCCATTGAGATAAAAGTAACTTTTCTGGGTACACGAGATTACAATCTTTTGGCATTTCCCATTTACATGACACATACTCATTGACAATTTTCCTAACATCCTCCACGTCGATAAAGTCGAAATATCTATCTTGGTTGATGATGACATGTCCTTCATTCTTACACACCGCACTAAACCTGGTGGAAGGTTCTCCGGGTCCATAGCATCCCCATATACGTAACGAAAATGCGTTCGGTAACGTCTCTATGCGACGATCGATGAGCCATTTAGACATACCATATGGATCAGATGGCGGATTTCCACGGAGGGCTGCACCACTCGAAAAGTAGATAATCTTACCCTTGAACGCAACCACGACATTTTCAAACATGAGGAGATTTTTATAAAACACTTCGCCATCATCTGGTCTCAGTCGACTTCCACCTATGACTGCACAGTGTATAACTACATCATATTCGTGTTTCCCGAAATATTCCTTCACGGTTTCGGGGTCAGTTAAGTCTAACTCTTGTCGAGTGACACCTGTCCAATCCGTGTCTCGAAGTAAATTCTTACCAATAAAACCTGCAGCACCTAAGACACACACCCTCGGCATTTATTTAGAGACAACGCAACACTTTAATTAAGATGTTTTTTCTCATCGATCTTGACGGAACACTTCTCAATACAGATTATTTACATTATCAAGCGTGGTCTAAAGTGTTGAAACTTAGTCCGGAATATGTTGAAAAGATTGTAACAACTCATGGAATTAACTACATACTCGAAGATTTTCCAGATCCAAGCTATCTGAGACGTCAGAAAATAAAAGAGATGCTACAGTTTGAAGAAATTAAGCCCATGAAAAACGCAGAAACATTTATACGTTTCATCGTCGAAAATAACATAGATCACGCAGTCGTGACAAACACAGATCGAAAAGTTGTTGAACACTTTAAACAGAAAGTTCCCATTCTCAATAAATTGAAGAAATGGATCGTCCGCGAAGACTATGAAAAACCGAAACCTGATCCGGAATGTTATCGTTTAGCGTTGGGTGACCACGATGGTACCGTTTTTGGTTTTGAAAATTCAAAGGAAGGTCTCGAAGCTCTCTCGAAAGTTACAGGTAATATATTTCACATTCATCCTAAAACTGATTACTTAAAAGTTTTAGAACAGCTTAAAATACAATGCCCAAAAAGGTTTGGTATGCACCCAACAAATTTGAATCATATGGGGAAGAAGAGATCAAGGCTGTCGAAGCCTGCCTTCGCGATGGTTGGCTCGCTGGCTTTGGTGATCGCACTACAGAATTTGAAAAGCGGGTGTCTGACCTCTTCGGAAAGAAACATGGACTCTTTGTGAATTCTGGGAGCAGTGCGATTCTCCTAGGTCTTTGTGCCCTCGACCTTCCAAAGGGATCCGAAGTAGTAACACCCGCGTGTGGGTTTGCGACAACCGTTGCCCCTCTCGTGCAACTTGGTCTCAAACCAGTATTCTGTGACGTTGGTTTCAATTCGTATGTTCCTAGCGTCGAAGATCTTAAGAAGGTTGTCACCCCAGAGACGAAGTGTCTCCTCCTCCCCAACCTGATCGGGAACGTCCCCGATTGGGAAGCGATCCGTGAAGCCTTCCCAGGTGTCACACTCTTTGAGGATTCTGCAGACACGATCACTCACACAGGTTGTACAGACATCAGCACCACGAGCTTCTATGCGAGTCATGTCATCACTGCGGGTGGTGTAGGTGGAATGGTCATGTTTAACGATCCTGCACACCTCAAGAGAGCCCTCATGTTCCGAGACTGGGGGCGCATCGGTGACAACATCGAAGAGCCTAGTGAGCGTTTCAATCACTCGGTGGATGGCATTCCGTATGATTGGAAGTTCCTCTACGGTGTCGCTGGGTATCATCTCAAAGCATGTGAGATGAACGCCGCATTCGGTCTCGTCCAACTTGATAAGTTGGATGGATTTCTCAAAAAGAGGCGTCAGAATGTAGAGAGATACATGGAGAATCTCAAGGACTGTCCATATTATACACTCCCCGATGACTCGAGGACCCCAAACTGGCTCGCCATTCCCCTCCAATGTCCAGAACGTCTTGAACTCGTAAAGTTTCTCGAGAAGAATAATGTCCAGACCCGTGTCACATTCGCAGGAAACATCACGAGACATCCAGCGTTTAGAGAGTATCTCGGAGATTTCGAAACCGCAGATACGATCATGAAGGATGGATTCCTCCTCGGTGCTCATCATGGGATGACAGTCGAAGATGTTGATCGCGTGTGCAATTTACTTAAAAAATTTGCCGACTATAAAATAAACGGAAGATGTACCGTAATGTGATGGTCACTGGTGGTTGTGGCTTCATCGCTTCCAATTTTCTAAACATCATGAAGAAGAGATATCCTGAAATTCATTTCGTTAATATCGATAAACTCGATTATTGCTCGAATGTTGAAAACGTCGAACCCGGTGTTGCCACCTTTATCAAGGGTAATGTTGGTAACGCTGAACTTATCGAGACCCTGATTAAAGAGTACGCTTTCGATGCCATATTTCACTTTGCAGCCCAAAGTCATGTCGATAATTCATTCGAAAATGCCCTCTCCTTCACGATGGATAATACTCATGCGACCCATGTTCTCATAGAAGCATGTCGCCAATTTCTCCCAAACGTGGAATTCATTCATTTCAGCACGGATGAGGTTTATGGAGAGTCCAAGACAGATGTCCCTTTCACCGAAGATGAAGGTGTCCTCCGTCCCACGAATCCATACTCGGCTTCTAAAGCAGCTGCGGAGATGATTGTTCGATCCTACATCGAATCTTTTGGTATGAATATCAAGGTTATCCGGTGTAATAACGTTTATGGTCCTAATCAGTATCCCGAAAAACTCGTTCCAAAGTTCAAGCGATTTTTGAAAGAGGGTAAGAAGTGTACGATACACGGCAAGAATTGCGCAAACATTAAACGAGCATTCATGCATGTCGAGGATGTCGTGGATGCCGTCGATGTGGTGTGGAAGAAGGGTTCTCCCGGTGAAATATATAACATCGCCTCGGACGATGAACTCACTGTCATGGAAGTGACCAAACTTGCAATTGAAACTATTTTGAATACGACGGACTACGACAAGTGGATACGATACGTCGATGACCGCCCGTTTAATGATCGGAGGTATTACATATGCGCCGATAAGCTGAAATCCCTTGGATGGAAACAAAAGAAAACGAGGGAAGATTTAATTAATTTTTTAAACGAGTAAAAGTATGAAGCCAATCGCCGAGAATGTCTACATTCTCATGATGTTCTTGGCCTACGTGATGCGTAGGGCAGGAACAGTTTCGATGCTCGAAAAGGTGAAGATGATTGAATTTTTAAGTTATATGGCGACGCACCCCGACTCTAGAATAGAGGAACATGAGGGTGGAGCGACTCTGTTAGGAGAAGCGATGCGATGCCAACCATCGCAAGTCGGCCGTTTACTAGCTCTGTCTCGGGTTTCCAAAAGCCCTGAACATAGCCCTCATCCTTAGGATTCGCCGCTGTTCCGAGAAACGCCAAACTGGCAACAGCGACAGAAAGACCAATATTATCGTGGAACTGGGTACTGATAGAGTTACCCGTCATGACCTCGTCAATCACAGCGGAGGTGAAGCCAATCATGGCAGCCCGACCATTCACGCGCTCGGCGACCGAAAGGTAATCATTCGGGCGCTCAACACGTGTGAGCAGTGGGGGTCGGGTAGAAGAGACGCTCTTCTTGGCAGTCTTGGTGGGAGTGGTTGGCTTGACGGACGCACGAATGAGAGTGCTCATTACTGATCTACTTGCGAATCTTTTCCTTAAGTAAGATCTTATTCAAGATGTATAATTGGACGATGAGACCTGCTGACGTGTAAAGTGTCGTGGCGTTGATCCCATATTTCCTTGCTTGATACACCAGCCACAGGGAACTTGTTATTGTACCGAGTATAATTGTACTCTTCATGTCTACGTCAATCTCATCAACTGAGCGCACTTGACTGTACAACTGCACGAGACCGAGACTCATGGCAACACCTGGAATGATAGTGTCCATTTTATTATATCCACACATAATAAAATGGATCTCATATTACAAAAGTTTTCTGGAAAAATTGATGCTCAAAGTCTGGTCAAGACTGTTGATGAACTCAAGACTGAGTACATCGATGATGGCCTCACCAAGGAGGATATTCCCCCCATCTTGGGTCGTCTCATGATGGAGACTCAAAAGTTTAAGAGGTTGCCCGGTCCCCAGAAGAAGAAGCTCGTCATCAACGTGTTGTTCCACCTCATCGAACAGATTGATGAAGGTGAGAAGGATTCTGAATTTGAAATCATTCTTAAGACTCTCGTACCTCCCATGGTTGATGGTTTCGCCACGATGCTCAAAGCTAAAAAAATGTGCCTCCCTTGTTTCGCTTAAGGATAGGCCACGTAGACATAATAGAATGCGATTTCCTTCACTGGAAGTGATGGTCCGTTACGGAATATACACAGTGAAGGAGCTCGAGAAATTCGCGAAAGGTCTTACACCCAAAAGAAATATTAACGTCCTAAGTGAGTGTACAAAGTGTGATTTTGTATACGACGGTCCCATGTGTCTCAATTGCCACCCATGAAATACTGTCAGGTGACGAGCTACATGTCCAAGGGACCGGTCGTCATCAGCAATAACCATATGTGTGCAGAAAGGCAACTTATTCGACGCTTATATCGAGAGTGTCTGAAGAAGGGGTACAAACCCCATCAATTCAGAGAGTGGCTCCATAGAAAACATGGTGAAATGATCGTCGAGCGTAAAACAGTTCACGGCGACGCGATATCCATACCATGTGTTCTATGTAGAAAGGCTATAGAAAAACTCAACATATGTTGGTCAGCTCACGATGGTGAGCGATGGGTACATAGTCGAAAATCGGAACAATTACCAGCTTCGATGCCGACAGCGAAACAGAAAAGAAGTCTAGGATTTGGGCGTAATGACCAACCCCAGGGCCGATTCTAAATTGTTGTGGCTTCTTTGTAATGGTTTCATTCTTTTTAGTTTTAGAGCGTTGTTATCAACAGTGGCATTCTTTATTTCATTCATTCGCTTCGTGTTTGAAACAAAGGGTATGGTATTGTCAACGTATGGTTCACATGGAATTTCCTTGGGTTCTTCCACGTCACGTGTCTGGTTTTCTCGAAAGGCTTCTATGGAAAGTGGACCACCGAATTCTTCAAGTAAGAAACGACTAGGAGCAGGCTTCACGTGTCCAATCTGGTTGAACATTTTTTTACGCATCATCACGATGTTACCACATATAAGACCACCCTTCGTCAGACCATATTTGTCTATAGCAAATGATTTCATACAACTCCAGGAACAGAAATGTCCAGAAGTATAAAACTTGTTTCGCCTTTCGTCGTACTTAAAGGGCAGGGTTAAAGGTGTGGCGTTAAATTCATGGCAACACCACCAGCACCACATACTTCGCTTAACCTTTTTTTCTTTAAATACTATAAGAGTGTCAGGATGAATCGACAACCTGTATTCGTTATGGCACCTAGACAAAGTGGTGGTGGGGGAGGACTGGCTTTATTGCTCATGATGTTGCTGTTACTTTTTGTATTAGTTGTGACTATCGTAGCGATCGTCATCATACGGAGACGAAAGATGAAATCAGAGACGAAAAATACCCAATCAAAAATACGGGATCACCGCAATAAACTATACGAAGGAGCCGAAGGTGTCGGTATAAATAAAGAAGACGTCGACGAAATAATTTTAAATAAGTCAAATCTAATGTGTCTCGTCTACCCGAATGAAGATGGTGTGTGTGATACGAGATTCTATGATCTACGGGATGGATGTTGCAAATTGAAAAGTGATGCAGAAGAAGTTGCAGGTCTTCAGAGACAAGAGATGATGAGTGACATTCTCATGGAAGTTGGTGTTCTGTTAGTCGCCGAGGTCATAGTCACATCAGTTTTACCCAGAATCGGAAGTCGAATAGCCAAGTATTCCAGTAAAGCGCTCGCCAGGATAACTGCGAGAGCCGCACAGGCTATGGCTGCTAAACTCGCACTTAAAATGACACAATTTGCATCTAGAATGTTAATCAAGTTGGGTTCTGGTCCAGTTGGCTGGGCGCTACTCGTTTTCGAAATGATTAGTCTCACCATGGACTTGGCCGATCTTAGAAATTATGATAGTTTCATCGAAAACAAAACGAACATGGAGATGCGCGACCTCATGGTGTACAAGTTTTATGAAGCCATCACATTATCCGGTGGCGAATATCCGGTACTTTTCCCTTACTCTCTTCTGTTCCCAGAAGCGTCTGAGACTGTTTCAGCTGAGATGACGGGTCAGATGATTGCGGATTACATGGATGAACTTCTGGAAATTGATGGTGGTTTGGAATATATGACTGATCTTCTCATGAAAGCACTCAGTGCTGAGGATGACGGAACGGATGTCATTTCCGAAACACCCGATGAACAAACTGACGGTCTTGGTGTTATAGACACATGGATTTCGAATGTCAGAAAGAAGCATGCCGTTGAATTAGATAAAAAGACATTTGACGCTTTACAAGCCAAAATACCAGAGTCTCGTAGAAATGATATCTTCTTAGTACCTTCGATGTCTTCGGAGTCGACTATCGGCATTTCAATCACAGAAGATGCTGCGAATCGATGGAATGAAGAAAAGAAAGCCGAATGGTTCACATATCTCGACCCATTTTTCCCACCAAACACACCCGAGGCTGACTGGGTACCTCCATTCACTGCCATTTATACGAATCGCTATTTAAAGACAAATCTATCCAATCCAGGTACATTAAACGCACCCAATCTCGTATATGACTCATTACCCCGAAAGGTTACCCTCGCGTATCCATTTGGTCCACTCGTTTCAAACTGCGAAAAACCAAGAACATCTGCCAAGTACAAGCAAGCGATCGATCCTAGGGAATTTGGTGTGAAATTCAATTTTGAAAATGGTGTGTGTGAATACACAAGAGACTATTGTGATCGATATGTGATTGATTACAAAACAAAAACTTGGAAAGACACCACACCCTACACGGACTGTGAATTGACCGGTGATCAAAGATGGGCCGAGGCTTTTTTAGGAACGAATATTGTACGTGATGCTAAACGCTATTGGGATGATCCCACTCAAATTCCAGCTGACCTTGAACAACTATATGAAGATAGGAAGGATAAACACGGGCCAGTTGCTGGTACGATGTTAATGGTCGTAGATCCACTCGGATTTAGTGAACAGGGTGAAGGTTTTGTAGCTGGAATAAAAGAAAAAATGCGTGGTAAGGATCGGTATTGTCTCACTGGTGATACGTGTAAGTTCTTCACTGCTAAACACGATGGTGGTAATTTTATGACATGGTCAGTGCGGAATGCAGATGGTCAGCTGTATCCCCACCCGTTACTGGGGACACAAGGTCAGGTAAAAATAGCGGAAGATCACACGTTTTATGTTCCGGAGGGTGGACAATTTAGAATCAAATGTGACCCAGGTGACGGTAAAAATTATTCATACGATGAAATTACAGACAACGAAACAAAGAAATTTACGTGTTGGAACGGAAAGGTCAACAAACCATTTAACCCTCTCGATACAGTCGCCGCAGCCGGTGACGCTGTGGTAGATGCCGTAACTTCAGTCAGTGTTTCAGCTGACGACGGTAATTTGGCTGTCGATTCAGCCATCGGTGGTGCATCCGTGGGCACCGGTGGTGTCGTTGTGGATACAGTGATCGGTGGCGGAAGCATTACTGATGAAGGTGTGGCAGTAGATTCACTTCTTGGTGGTGCTTCTGTGGGGACCGGTGGTGTCGTTGTGGATACAGTGATCGGTGGTGGAAGCATTACTGATGAAGGTGTGGCAGTAGATTCACCTCTTGGTGGTGCTTCTGTGGGGACCGGTGGTGTCGTTGTGGATACAGTGATCGGTGGTGGAAGCATTACTGATGAAGGTGTCAGCGTGAGTACACCAGTTGGTGGCGTAAGCATCGGATCTGGTGGTATAAGTTTCGAAGAACCCAGTGGTTGTACGATCATGTGAGTAAAAAATCTCAGTACATATTAAATGTCTACAACTTTGGTCAAGGCATTTAGTGGAGTTGCATCCACTGTCGACAATTTCGACGTTCGTCTGCTGGATAACCTCACAGATGTTAACCTAGTAAAGATAATCAAAGCCGACCCATCCACGTTTGCTCCAGTATTGAAGAAGATGGACGACGCAGACGTTTCGAATATATTGAAGCGCATGGATGATTCCGATAAGGCTAGAATTTTAGACCAGATAGATCCCGACGGTGTAAGAAAACTCGATGGTGCTAAACCAGACGACAATACACTCACTCTCGCGGCGGGTGCTGCCGCGCTCGGTGCGGCATATTACATTGATAGTAAATACGATGAAGCTGATGAAAAGTTCAAGGATTGTATGATTGGGTGTCTTCCACATAACTGGGATGAATATGATCAGGGTTCTCTCGATAAGAGTGAGTTAAAATACAGTACGGTGGAGTCGCTCGATGAGTACGGTGTCACACCAATCGATAATCAGCCGTATTGTACATCACAAATGAATGATTGTGGTGAGTACTGTGAAAAGAGGTGTGAAAGCGAATCAGAAGTCGATCTGCCTTTTGGATTGGACCGCCCATTCGAAGCCCTTGATGATACATGGGACAGATTTATGGGTTCGTTTCCCGAATTTAATCCTATGTATGTTGGTGGAATTTCCAGTGTATCGCTGTGTTGTCTCATCATGATGGTACTTCTCATGACAACTCTCAGATCTTAAACCCATTTGTAATTATCCCATCAACATTGTACCTATACATATACTCCAACTCCTTATCCTCTTTATGTGTATAGGTGTAAACTTTGATGTTACGTATGTTACAGTATGATATGAACTCATGATCGAGACAAGTCCAGTGGAGCACAACTGCTTGGAGATCTTTGGTCACCCGTTCATATTCACTTTCGTGGAAAGTTGTTTCAAATGTTGTTCCCCTTTGAAACATTTTTGGAAGTTTGTAAAGTATTTTTCGATTGAAACTACAAAAGAAAACATCTTGTACAGGTTCAGTCTTGTAAAAGTCCACCAGTGCATTCACCACTGAAAGATCACTTCCCTTGACGTCGATGAGTAGAATTGTTTGGCGTATATTTGGAATCTGTTCATACACGTCACCGAGTGTGCACACACCCTTTTCCCGCAACTGTTCCAAAGACATATCTGAAACAAAATGATCATCCAGGTACACATCGTGATGTAACACAAGTTCACCCGTCACACACAATTGTACATCAATCTCGACACCGTCGTATTCTCGGTGTACCGCCTCACGGATAGCCTCAATACTGTTGTCTCTGTATTTGACAGAATATCCACGATGTGCTATACACTTCATCCTAACTTAAAGGGGTGTCTGTCCTTTATACCAATGATTTTAAGTATCGACGTTGGTACAAAGAATTTAGCTCTCTGTCTTCTTGATGATAAAGCTGGAAACTTGGTTAGGGAGTGGGACGTTGATGGAATCCCACCCCAACACGCGGATGGTGTTTATGTATCACTCCGTAACCACCTCGATGCGAGACCATGGGTACTCACGGCCGATACGATTCTCATCGAAAAGCAACCCGATCGTAACAAGAAGATGGTTTCTGTGATGCACTTCCTCCATGCCTACTTTATCATCAGGTGTCCAAGGGCTGAGACGATCCTCTATGACGCACGTCACAAGATTCCGGATGTCGCTGGTCCCGGGAAGGCACAGTACAATAAGAGGAAGAAGGTTGCCATCCAAAGGTGTGAAGAGTTTATTCGTTCTGGTTCCACCAATGCACACTGGCTCGATACATTCCTCAAGTCGAAGAAGAAGGACGACCTCGCAGACACTGTGATGCAGGCTCTTTCTTTTGTCAATAGAGTCGAAGTTCTACCAGCTTCTAAAAAGAAGAAATCCACAAAGTTGGTGGCTCGAAAACCAAATGAAAATCAAAAAATGACAAAGTATTCCAAATCAAACTTGGCTTGGATTTATCTGAACAAAGTTGAATGTGAAGTTCTTGAGAATAACAAGAGGTTCATGAAGGATCTGAAAAGATATTATCGAGACCTAAGTGAATTGATCGGAGAACTAAAGTAGAAAAAAATGTCTCTCTCCATCCGCATGTCCGCCACCAACAAGCCCCACATCGACAAGGTTATCAAGAATAACAAGCGTATCAAGTCTGCGTTCCACTCGAGGAAGTTGAACCGGAACACGCATCGCGTGGCTCTCGATGAACTTGACACCTTTATAGAACTTGTGGATGAAGCCATGGATGCCATGAATGACACGAGGATTGAACTCGAAAAGACCCAAGAAAAGCTTTATGAGTTGTACGATTTTTGTGGAGAGGTACCACTTGATGAGAGTTGTGATTATTAAAGATTTGAACGTATAGATTCATATAATGCAAAAAGTTCTCGATCATGGATTCGTCAGACTCGTGGATCACATGCCTCAAAAAGATTTGGATTCGTCCATCGTCCAGTCAGCGCGCGTCTCCTATGGTGACGGCACCAAAACCTCTCGCGGAGACCGTGGTCTCATCCGTTATCTCCTACGCCACTGGCACACAACCCCTTTTGAAATGGTCGACTTCAAATTTCACATCAAAATGCCCATCTACATTGCCCGACAGCACCTTCGGCACCGCACCGCCAGTGTGAATGAACTCTCTGCTCGGTACTCGGTGGTTCCCAAGGAGTACTACGAACCTGATACGTATCGGGGGCAGTCCCAGGTGAATCACCAAGGTTCAGAGGGTGTGGTGGAACTCAAGGGTGACCTAGACAACAAAGTGGCTCAGCAACTGAGTCACTCATTCGATGTCTATGAGGAACTCTTGGAGAATGGTGCCTGTCGTGAACAGGCTCGTGGTACCCTTCCACAGTCGACCTATACCGAATTTTACTGGAAAATTAACCTCCACAACCTCCTCCACTACCTCCACCTCCGTATGGATGCCCACGCTCAGAAGGAGATTCGGGACTATGCCACAGCCATCTTTGACCTCGTGAAGCCCCTTGTCCCCATCACGATGGAGGCGTTCATGGACTTCAGGGTGAATGCGATGCAGCTCACGGGTCCGGAGATTGAGGCACTCGCCACAGGAAAGGAGATTGAATCTCCTGGAGAGCGTCGTGAGTTTCAGGAGAAGTTGAAACGCTTAAAATTAAATGTCAATACAAAGTAAATGCTTGCCATTACAAACACGATGACTGTATTCGCCGCCGAGAAGAAGAACAAGGGGTTCAAGAGGCTGAGTAAGAAGATTCAAAAAGAACGCGACGCTGATGTGGACAAGATCAAAGAGAAGTTCTCTGATATTTTCCGCGATGAACAGCAGCGCTTGAAGGGATACTTCGAGGAGCACAATCGGCTAATCAAGAAGGATGATAAGCCCAAGAAGAGTGGTAAGAAGTCTATCGACTTTTACGAAAAGTAAACCATAGGGTACACAAAACAAAAAACATCGCCAGGGGTGGATTGTCTCCAAACCTCTCAGCCAATAGAGCGCACACCACGCTGTATTGGACGAGCCTAATTTCCTGTTGTGTTTTGACCATCGAACGTTTCATAGACCCCCTCGACTTTTGAAGACCTGTGACAGCAGTATTAATTTTACCGATCGTACCAGGTATTTCTGTCGTCTTCATGAATATGTCACCAACATCCACGGATTCTATGATTTGTTGTTGAATGAGAGGTTCCAGATAGGTGAAGTAGTTGAAGTCTGGATCAAGTTTGAGACAAATACCTTCGATAGTCGAAAAGGCTTTGGCGAGGTACACGAAACTACTCGGTACGACGAATGGTTTCTCAACAGCGAGTTGTGCTGCGAGATCATCATTCACGATACCGGAACCATCCAGGGTTTCCAGGTATCCCAAAATAGTTTCAAAAAAGAGTTCGATGTCTGAAACATCCGAAGATGTTGGGACGATAACACCCAACTTGACTAAAGTGTCGACTATACCGGCGGTGTCCCGCATGATTATGAAACCAAAGAGTTTCGTGAATCCATCCCTCAATTCCTCCGAAAGTGGTACGAGTAGACCGAAGTCATAAAATACAAGTTTCCCCTTTGATGAAAATCCCAAGTTCCCGGGGTGTGGGTCAGCGTGGAAGAGACCATTATCCATAGTTTGAATAACATATGAGTTGATGAGTGCTTCACAAATCTTCTTCTTGTTCACTCGTTTGTCTGTAATCTCCGTCAACTTTGTGGATGGTACATATTCCATGACAATCATCTCATCGTTGGAATATTTTTTGTAGACTCTTGGAACCTTTACCCAGTCAACATCTTTCATACTTTTTCGAAACTTTATGGCGTTGTTAATCTCCTGTTGATAATCTGCTTCACCCAACAGGTACTCGATGGACTCGTCAAGAACTGAACCGGAACTGTTGCCCGTATCGATACCCACGCGCTCTAAAAAGTGTACAATGTCGCGTATGGTATCCGTATCCTCTTTCATGATACCCAGGATTCCCGGGCGTTTTAATTTTACAACAACTTTTTGACCGTTTTTGAGTACGGCCATATGAACCTGGCCGATACTCGCAGATTTAAATGGTACAGGGTCAAATTCTTTGAAAATATCGTGATCTACAATGGTATCGAATTCCACGGGAGGGACGTCATCTTGTAATGATTCCAACTCTTTTGTAAATTCTGGTGGATAGAGATCCCCTCTCGTCGAAGCGATTTGACCTAATTTTACAAAGGTTGGTCCAAGTTCGAGGAGTTCTTCCTTCGTCCATCGACCCAATTCGGATTTATTTTGTACAGTGGCATTTTTCCATAGAAACTTACCAGCAAACTTCCAGGTTTTCAACTTCCTACTCGGAACTTTGACTGGTACATGTTGAGCAACACATAACATTCTACTTTCTGTAAAGTTTTTTATTTTCTTAAGTTACATAAATGGTAAAAGTTGCTAATCTTTTCAGTCCCGTCACAGGTCCAGCTGAAGTATTCGTGCGTACCCAACCGATTATCTTCTCCCTCATCATCTTGTATCAAGGTCTTTTCTCGGGAAATGCGATTCAGATTCCCAACAGGCTCGGCATGCTTTTCGATAACAAAATGTTTCGGTTCACTTCCCTCATGCTCATCGCCTTCAGTGCGACCAAGGATATCGAATACGCCCTCTTCTCGACTCTCATATTCTTGAGTGTGATGTATGCTTTGCGAACTCCTGAGGAGCGTAAAAAAACTGGGTTTATATAAATGATCTTCATTGTGTTGTACCTTTCATATCTCATTCTGGGACCTCATTGGGAATCAAAACTTTTAACGGGTGAAAAATTCGCCATCGTGGACAGTATACGCGAACTTTTCAGGCGTTCAATCTTCATCTCATACGTCGCACTTCTCATGATCGCGTGGTTTTTGTACAGTCCATCTCAAACCTCATTCATAAGTGCACTGATACTCACGATGATGGCGATGACTGGGTTCCACCTCAAATATGGACCCGAGAAACCTATTCCCACTCACCTACTATTGACGACATTTCTTCTTTACCAGGGTCGACAATACATGAAACCACAGCTTTGGTTAACAGTGGCTCTCGTCGGATTTTACACGCTCATGCACGAAAAATTATATATCCCTTAAAAGTAGAATGAAGATTCATATCGTCGGAGCCGGACCCACAGGTATGTCCCTCGCGTGGGAACTCCTGAAGTCAGGGGAACATGAAGTAGTCATATATGATCGAAAAGAATCGGGTGGTGGTTCTTGGTGGGAACCAGATGATGAAGTCCGAGACCTCCACGCACACAGGATCGTTTTTGATCGTGCGTTCGTGAATACACAGTCACTCTTCGATGAAATGGGTATCGATTGGAACGAAATGTTTCAGGCGAAAGATAATGGCGAGCACGTCGGCTTTGTGTTGCGTTCCCTGAGCATCAAAGATTATGGGATTCTTCTCACGATGTTCGCCCGTGTTTTGACTCAATCGAACAAGTACAAGTCCGTGTCTGTGAAGGATGCTGTCGGTACCCTAAGCGAAAAGGGGCAACTTCTCATCGAACACCTCCCGTTAATCATGGATGGTGTCACGTGGGATGTCATGTCCGCCTATGAATTTGTACAAAACCTGAACCACGTCGGTCTCTCAAAACCATACACACAGAAGGTTTCTGGAAAAATCATGTGTGATGCCATGGAAAACGCAGTCATGGATGCTGGTGGTAACTTTGTTTTTAACGTGGAGCTCACAAGTGTCGCATACGGTGAGGATACGTACATGGCCAAGTTTTCGAACGGTACGATCGTAGAAGATGGTATGCTTTTCTTATGTCTCGATAATAGCCCAGCCTTAAACTTTCTCGCGGAAAACTGGGGTGAAGATGCGGACAAGAAGGTGAGGGGGAGTACATATGGAGCTATTAACATTCTCTTAGATTATGAAGATCCCATCGAAATTCAATCTGATCTCGAAATCGCGACGAAGACGCGGTGGAACCTTCAACCCAAGGTACTTTCTGATGGCAAGACACTTTCATGTGTCATATGTGACCTTAACGAAGATATTCTGGTGACGAACCCTGAAATGCTCAAGTCGGAAGTACTCAAACAGTTGGGTCTCCCCAGTCCAAAAGAAATGCGGATCGCATGGGGTGCTGAGTGGAAAGGAAAGCGTTGGGAATTCTCACAGTCATCTGGTGTTTTGAGCCTTCATGGACAACTCCCCTTTTTTGGAAAGTGTTCCAAAGTGGCCATGTGTGGTATGATGTCTCCCAGAAACACACCTTACTCGAGTATCGAGGCGGCTGTCGAAGTCTCGAGGGCTCTATGTCATCAGCAGTTTGGTACGAGAGAACCTCTTCAGCCTATACTTCTTTCTCAAGTGATTTCGATTACTCTTGTGTTACTTATAGTTTTAGTCTTAGTGTACCGTAATAGAAACCAATGAAGTTTGTGGTGACAATTCATGAACCCATGTATGAATTCAACGGTAAAAAGTATATTCGTTTCGTAATCCCCACCAAAGTTTCGGAGAGTATAGAAAGAATGCACAATTCAAAGTCACATCTTTTACAAAACCAAAGAGTAGATAACCCACTTGATGGTCGAGTACTCACTGTGAAAGTTCCATTCCGTTATAGGAGAGTGATGTGTGAGGCCAAGGGGCGACCTGTGCAGTCTCTTATAAAGGGGGATGAAGCGGAAATTGTCGTAGACTTTAAGGGTGTTTGGAATGTAGGAAATTACTCGGGTTTTTCTTGGATACTTTCGAGCTGTTCGGTGGGATCCTGAGGAAGTTCGATCTGAGTCAAACCACCCTTCTTAAATCCCTCAAAAGTCTGGAGCATACCCTGAAGGCGGAACACTTCCTGGGTCATCTGCTCAATATTCACACGAAGCTTCTTAATGTTCTCTTCAACGTCGACGATAGGCATCTTATACTCATTTAAAGTTTATCATCTTTAAATAAGTATGCTTACCCGAACTGGATACCTAGTGAAAGGGGGACCAATCCCGGAAATTAAAAAGGATCTTACGGTAAGACCCATCGTCAATGGGGACTTTGGATTTCCTCCACCACCTTTCAAAGTTTTCAGACCAACTAAGAATGGAATCTGCGTTCCAAGATTCTACGGAACTTCTAAACTTGGAGAACCCAAAGAGGATCGAAGACCCGAACCCACCCGTATCCGGGCCAAGTTCGCCGGACAACTCCGAGACGCCACACATCAGAACGAAGCAATGGCAGCTGCAATTAAAGCAGGTCATGGTGTCCTTTCTCTACCATGTGGCTTCGGGAAGACGACGGTATCCTTGGCTATAGCGTGTAAGTTGGGGTATCGCACGATGATTGTCGTCCATAAGCAGTTTCTAGCGGATCAGTGGCGTGAACGTATCCAGCAGTTTTGTCCAGGTGCTACGATTGGAGTTGTCCAACAGAACAAGAAAGAGGTCAACTGTGACTTTGTAATCGCGATGCTTCAATCACTTTCCCTCAAGGAGTACTCATTCACAGACTTTGACACTGTGGGTACCTTGATTGTCGATGAAGCCCATCACATCTGTGCGAAGGTGTTTAGTCAAAGTCTTTTCAAAATGTGTCCTAAACATATCTTTGGACTTTCGGCAACACCCGAAAGAAAAGATGGTCTCACGAAAGTTCTTCATTGGTTTATGGGTCCAACCTTTTTTGCAGTTGAAAGAAAAAATCAGGAACAAGTTGAAGTATTTCCAGTGACTTTTGATTCAGGAAATTATAGAAACCCACCACCTTCTATGCGAAACGGAAAGATTTCCATGCCCAATATGATTACGCAACTTGTCGAAGACAGAGCACGAAACAAGATGTTGGTTGAACTTGTCAAAAAGGCTTCAGCTGGGACGAGACAACTTCTCGTTTTGAGTGACCGTCGTCAACACTGTGAACTTCTTCATCAGTGTTTTCCCAAGACATCCGGTCTCTATATGGGTGGTATGAAAGAGGCTGCTCTCCAGGAGTCCTCGAAGAAGAAGATCATCTTTGCAACGTTCAGTCAAGCTCACGAAGGTCTCGATATTCCAACACTCGATACAGTTATCCTGGCGTCGCCAAAATCGGACATCACTCAAAGTATCGGTCGTATCATGAGAGAGACAAAGGGGAAGAAGAATGATCCACACATATATGATGTACATGATCCATGGTCGGTGTTTACGGCGATGTACTACAAGAGAATGAAAGTGTACCGTCAAGGTGGATTCAAAATTCATGGAAAGTTTGTGGAAGAAAAGAAGAGTGACTTCCCTCAGGGAAAGTGTCTGTTTTTATAATCTGAACAACTATTAAATGTCTGGTGCATTAATACAACTCGTCTCCAAGGGTGTTCAAGATGTTTATTTGATGAGTGATGAAGGACACTCGTTCTTCCGTACAAAGTTTACGAGGCATACAAACTTTTCTCAAGCACCGAAGTTTATCAAAACAATTTCCGTCGATGACACATCCATCACCATCCCAGTTTTGGGGGATGTCATTAATGGACTTTGGTTTGAATCTGGTAGTAACAGTCGAGACAATATCGCATCGAATCTTTTTTACAACTCCACAATTGATCTCTTTATCGGTGGACAAAAGATTGATTCACAACACTTTGATTATTTCAGTGAGATTTGGCCAAATTACTTAGCGGATACATACAACAAATCACAGGAACTGAACAACAAGGCGTCACTTTCTAATAAGTTTTTCGTCCCTCTACACTTTTTCTTTTGTGATCATAAAGCATTTTTACCTTTGGTCGCTTTACAGAATCATCAGGTTGAGATACGAATTAATTTCGATGAAGCGAATACTGCAAACATTCCAGAGACTGAAAAACGAGCACATATGTATGGAAATTACGTCTTTCTCGATACAGAAGAGCGGGAGCGACTCGTGAAACGCTCGATGGACTTTGTCATTACCCAAACACAGCGAATCGAGTTTCCACTCGAATCCATCACGGACAATGTGACACAATCCGGTGGAAACAATACATTTGATATTTCTGCATTTAACCACCCCGTAAAGTCCATCTTTGTTGGGTTCGGTGCCAGTCAGATTAATCCAGCTCTCGATCGGTTTTCGTTTAAAAATATGGACATGTACATCAACGGTACACCTCTTTTTGAAAATATGAGCCCGACGTATTTCCATACGATCCAAAACTATTACAAGTCGACATATGGTAGGACGTACTATAACCCCCCAACCCACTCGCCGACATATACGAGATACTTTGCGTACCACTTTTGTGTGAACGCATCAGAATATAATCCTTCGGGGTCGTGTAACTTTAGCCGTCTCGATAACGCGAAGCTCGTACTCAGGGGTGTCGAAGCCGTGAATAGACCCCACGCCTATGTGTATGCCGTCAACTATAATGTACTCAGGATCAAGGATGGTTTAGCTGGAATTTTATTCGGTAATTAATGTATATGGCGACACAAGCGGAAGGCATTCTTGTCACGGCTGGCCAGATTTATGTGAATAGTCTTGATGCCGCACCCAGAGAGACTGATGTTATTTCGGGGGTTGCGAGTATCGACGCCGGTGAAATTACAGCAGATGAGATTACGGTTTCGAATCTTAATTTGTCCGGTGAGTTAGTGGCGACGGGTGATACTCGGTTCACGGGACTCACCACACTCAACCGGACGACGGTGACGCAATTTGGTGTCGATGTACCCTCTAGTCAACTCTTCAATAATTTTCAAGTTGGTGTCAACGACTTTTCAATCGACACGTCACGCCAAGATCTTGTTATCGTGAATGGGAATGTCGTGGCCACGAACGTATTCATATCAGACACACTCAAAACAAGTTCTGGTACATTTTTAATTGACCAAAACGCATCCAACGTTTTGAAAATTTCCGGAAATACATTTTCTTCGAATCTAACCGTCGGAACACAACTCATCGTAGGATCTGAAGTCACGGCCGGTACGGACTCTAACGTCGCAGTATTCAAAAATGGTAATGTTGTCGTACAGGATGGTTTCCTTAGGATTATCGGTGACGTAGACATCACCGGTAACCTGGCCATCACGGAGATTCCTGATTATACGAGTGTGAACAATCTCGTCGTTTCAAACGCTGTCATCCAGATGGGTACGGGAAATAATGGGACGTACGATACGGCGGTGCTCATGGTGGATGAACCGGGCGCCTCCAACATCTTCCTCGGATACACACAAAATGATGATACGTTTAAATTATCTAGGACTTTTGGTGGACCCACGACTGCAAATTTTACACTGGATTCGTCAAACACAACAAACCTTCATATCCTCGGTGAGTTTTATACACAAAATAATGCGGGTATCGCGAACAGTGCGCCTATGCATACACTCGCGGTGGGGTCCAATCTGTACATCGATGATACGGCCGGTGCATCCAACATTCTTCACGCGAATGGGTATGGGTTCTTTGAAGGTTTACGAGTCGGTGACAGTGGCCTCACGGTCGGTGACCTCATTACTATGGACGCCGATGCCCCAATCCCCGTTATAGTGAACTCTGTCATACAAACCGACGGTCTCAGAACTACGGGTGCACTTCCCGCGGGTGTTGCAAACTCATCACCCACGGATACTCTGTCTATCGGTGATGTCGTATTCGTGAATGCCTTTAGTGGTAATGCTCTGACTGTCGTGGGAAATACAGTCACATCGCGCCTCATCACAGAGTCGATTCGTGTCCAAGACTTCATCGAAGTTGAAGGTGATTCGGGTATTACATCTGTAGCGAACGTCCTCATTCATGCGGACACCGATGGCCCGGATACGACATCGAATGCAGTAACGATCGTCGCAGGGCCTGTGGCGTCGAATACCTCACTCATCAACGTCTTCGGTGCTCGGTCTAACCCGGCACACCAACTCATCCAGTTCATGACGAAGAAAACTGAGCGCATGCGCATCTCTTCAGAAGGAAACGTCGGTATCGCGAATACCGCGCCAACAGATAAACTGACTGTCGGTGGTACGGTTCGTGTCATCGGGAGCAACGCGTTCACGATGGGAAGCGCCACGAATTATATGAAAGCGTTTTCGGACGTGAGTGGAACTCAGACAAAGATTGAAAGTCGCGTGGGTACTGGAAAGGGCCTCAACTTTTATGCGAGTACGACGGATACGATGGGGGTTCCAAAAATGACCATTCTCGAGACGAGTAACGTGGGTATCGGAGTGACAAACCCTCAAGGTCGCCTGCACATTTCGGGTGGAACAGTCATCGTTAATGGACCCATTCAATACGACAATAACTTTGATGTTAACGGGACACCAATGTCAGTTTCTAACACGACTGCGATAAGTAACAGTACTCTGGATGTAAAAAATATCATGCATCTAAGCCGTGAAGGTACATCTGTACGTGATGGTGTGCGTGCAACATTTAAAATGGGGAAATACGACTTAGAAGTTGGCAAGTCAAGATCTAAGCTCGATATATTCTTATCGGATGATAGATACACAGATGAAACGGAAGTATTGACGTTACGTGCAGATGGTCGAGTTGGTATTGGTCATACACAACCAACCGCATATTTAGAAGTTAAATGTACAGGTACAGCTAACCCAGAAACGAATGGTTTACTCGTACACAATCACGAGGATGGGGACGCTATCATGACAGTACAGGCTGATTCACTTGAGGGAAACGCATTCTCCAGTTTTATTTTGAGTGATGGTGCTAACCGGGCGGGTTGGTCACTCGGTGTCGCAAATAACAACGATTTCAGAATTACACAGAATCACGAACAAGTTGTCGACTCTTCAGCAATAGCGATGTACATAAGTGACAGTGATCGCAATATTGGTATCGGCACGGATGCTCCCCGTGGTAAACTGGAAGTGAACGGTAATGTCGTCATAGGTAACCAACTCACATTTGGTGGTGTACTCAATGACGAATTCGGCAACTCATTCATGCGTGAGCGATTATATGATGTGGATGATGGTATATCCGAAGTTGTGATGTTTAAAGGAACAGATTCAACTTCGGGTGCAGGTCCAGATCGGATCAGGTCCATCGCAGCTGAACACGTGTTCCAAATATACTCCACGAATACACCTATAACGGGTACTCTGATTGAACAGGCTATAGAAAATGGAACAAATCTCGATCGTTCGATGCTTTTACGAAACGATGGTAAAATCATGATGGGTGACCCAAACCCGTTACGAGAAGCAGCGCTCGATCCAGGTACGACACTGTTCGTGAATGGTGGTGTAGAGTTTGGTGAAACACAGAAACTAAAGTTCGGTAATCTTGATATTTTCACATCCGGTGGTCTCATCAACACGTTTGACAGTTTGGGTGGGTCCCCCATCGTGTTTAAACAAAACGACACTGAGTATCTTCGCTTCACATCCGAGGGTCTCGTTGGGTTTGGTACAAACGCACCGAATGCGAATGTTCATATTTATTCCGGTGTCACGACAGACATAGATGTTCTCAAACTCGAAAGTCCTGGAACCAACACGAAGACGGGTATTCGTCTGAACACGAACGATGGGTACGGTGGGTACGTACGAGGATACACCGCCTCGGGAACGACCCATGGTATCGTCGTTGGTGGCATGAACAATGGAGCTGAGGCGGATGGTCTATATGTGTCTCACACGAGTAATGTTGGTGTAGGAACTTCGTCACCCGATGCACCTTTCCATGTGTACAACGGTGTCGCCCGTGTGGAGAGTACCACTTCCAGTAACGCCATCATCGAAATCAAAACATCCGGTGGTACTTCAAACGTCTTGGGGGACGTTTCTGGTAACGTGTACGTGAACCCGTCATCATTCGAAACGATCATCAACAGTAACCTCGAAGTCACTGGTGATCTCGCGATTGATGGTAAGATTGATCTCGGTAACCAGGTCGCCGTCGATCTCGGTGGTGCGACAGCGAATACCGCCCTTCATGTGGGTGGTGGGTTCATTTCGGGGTCTAATGAAGTGGCTTGTAAACGGTACTCGAAATCATTCAGTCGTATCGATAGTAAGAGTAAAGATATCCAATTACGATTTGGGAATGGATCTTTCTATGCAAAAATTGTCGCCATTTTACGACGACGCGATGGTGGTCCACCCGCACCTGTCCGTGATATGAGTACACTTGTTCTGGAAGTTCAAGGTGGCACACACGATGAGAGTACATCCGTTCTCGATGAAGTCATCGCCGTGGGGACGAAAAACCTTTTCGGTGGGGACACAGATTATCCTTGGAGTTCCGATGTAATTGTAGGTACGAAGGGGATAATTATCACACCCAGCGATCCTTCCGCTGATCGCAATTATTCGTATGATATTCATGTGGAACTCATCTCATCTAAAAATGGGAGATTATTGGGACTTTATACAGATAACGCAAATGGTGTAGATGATTTTACTGGTGAGATTCTCCAAACCTACACATACTAATTCTACTACGAGGGAAGACCCCGCGGTAGACATAGCACATTTATGCCTTCATGGTATCAGAGACGGCGAGCACGATGACGCCGGCAATAAAAGCCATGATGACATAATTCAATTCAGTTTCTTCGCGACCGATCAGAGGCTTCACCTCTTCGGTCTTGGACTCTACGACAGGCTGCTTCGGCCTGACCGGAGGTTCCAAATCCTCCAGCGGACAATACGCTATCATTTATATAGTAATTAGAGATTAATTTCCGTCTTCTTCTTTCGCCTGGTTCGCTTGGGTTTAGAAGCACCCACATTCACCTCTTTCACTTCACCCCCGGTAGAATCACCGGAGATGGACATAATGTCCGACATATCATCATCATCCACGACACTCTCCTGAGCGCCTCCACCCATCGTCGTGTTCATGGGGGGTGGAGGAGGCATCATGATTCCACCCATCAAACTGGAGATGTCCACACCGGGACCCTGCATCTCATAGTTTCCAGTGCCACCCACGGGAGCATCCGTCGCGGGTTCACCAGGGTTTCGGGTCGTGTTCTGAACAGCCGCCATCATGTTCTTCACCAAGTCTGGGTTCTGCTTCATCACATCATTCATGTTGGGCATTACCGACTTGAACATGCTATTGGTAAGGTGGAACATCATCGCCGAACCACCAAGCATCATGATGAGCTTCACTTCAGGGGCGACGCTTACCTTCGAGCGATACTTAACGTACAACTCCTCAAAGACACCATCATAGTCATCCACATTCTCCATCACGGACTCGGACCAACCCTCAAGTTGAATCTCAAAGGGATTGTACCGCTTATTAAGGAACTCCAGGCCAGTCACACAGGCGACGAGCATGCGCCGAGAGAAACGAACCGACTGCTCAACATCGATGCTATAGGTGATGCGCTTCACCTCCGATCTAAGCTCATCGATGTTCGAGTACGCGTTGAGTCTCTTGTTCACAGCGAACCCCTTCTTCTCGAGACGACCAAGTTTATTGATGAGGTCTGCCTTCTCTTCATCAACAGATGTGTACCCCTTGGAGGGCTGCTCATCCTGGGGACCAGGCCCCATGGGCTCGTCGTCGTAAAAAGTAGGTTCATCTTCACCGTAATCAACCTCTTCATCCTGGGTGGGCTGCTGAGGAGCTGATTGCTTGTTGGGATTCACAAACGCATCCATAGCCTCTTGGTGCTGCTGAGGTGGTGGCTGACGCATGGGTTGACTAGGGCGTGGCACGGGCTTGGGTCGGGGTGCCGAAATCTGAATCTCATCCATGAGCGCCTGTTCATCTGCGTCCAATTTCATCACAGTTGTGTTTCCACGATCGAGTACGATTTCCTCGTCCATCTACTCTCTATATGGAAACTAAAAAATTACCTTTAACGCACTTTAAAAAAATGTATACTTATAATAAATGTTCAATCTTAACAAGACGAACCGCAACGCGATCACATCGATCGGTGTCCTCTTTTTTATCATCGTGGCTCTCATGATGTTCCAAGACCGGAGTATGTACCAGCCCAGGCCAATCAAGGTGAAGACTTTGTCGACCGGCTCGATCTTTGATCTGGAGAACAAGGTTGAGTGTACCCCTGGTCGCAAGCAGGGAAGTGCGTACACCAAGTCGCTCACCCCAGGTGGTCTCTGTGGTGCCCAGAAACTCGTGTCCGACATGGCGTCATACGAGATTGAGGATGGAATCGGTGGATCTTTAATCTAAGCTAATAGAAATGGCTCTCATCACTTCCCCGACTGAGACTATCCCCGATCTCAACTATGAGTATCATACCGTGACCATCGATTCTATCGGACAAGCCAGTGCGAACACGTTCACGTGCCATCTTCAGCAACCCCTGAAAAACGTCGTTCAGGCTCGCCTTCTTGGGGCTCGTATCAACACGACATCTGGTACCGAACACTGTTACGTCTCGATTGATCAGCTGGACACGATCTTCAACGATCGCGCGTCCAATGTCTACGAAGGTCAGTCGTCTCTGAGTGTTCTCCGTGGTTCGTTCGCGAGTCTCATAAAGAATGAATCGACGACGGTCACGTTCAGGGACGAGTATCCGGTTGCGGTTCAGTATATCGACCCCATTCGTCGGATTGATCGTTTCGCCGTCACCATCCGGGACCAAGATGGAAACACCATCGAGCCCGGTTCCGGTGACACATTTTTAGTTGTTCGTTTCGTGTGTAGAAAACCTAATTTGTAATTTTCTCCCCTTAGAGTAGTATACCATGTCTGCCGGTGTTGTGCAATTGATTGCTATCGGTGCCCAGGATGAATATATCGTGGGTAATCCCGAAATATCTTTCTTTAGTTCAACATTCAAAAGGCATGCTAATTTTTCACAGTCCATCGAAAAACAAACCATCCATGGAGCAGTGAAAAACGATTCGATGTCCAGTGTTCAATTCGAACGTTCTGGAGATCTTCTAGGCTACGTCTATTTTACCATCGATGATACCACACAGGCACTCGATACACAGCGTTGGGATACGATTATCGATAAGGTGGAACTCTACATTGGGGGTTCCCTCGTCGACAGTCAGGATTCTGTGTTTACAGAAAAGATCGCTATCGATACGTTCGCTCAGAATGTTTCCAAGAGCTCTAACGGAACACACCCGGGTGTGAGCGCACGTTCGTTTTTTTATCCTTTGAGATTCTTTTTCTGTGAAGGTCCTCAGTGTGCGTTACCCCTCGTCGCACTTAATTACCACAACGTCGAGATTCGTATCCATTGGGCGACTGCTGCCTCGAACTATAACGTCGAGTGTTTTGCCAACTATTACTACCTCGATAACGAAGAGCGTGGGCAGATTGCTTCGCGTAAACACGATCTATTGATCACACAAGTTCAGA